TTATCAAGATCAGGACGTTGTTTATGTGGTTGATTAATATGTAATGCTTTTTTCTTTTTGCTCCAAGATTTAGGCATTTCAACATAAAACTCAATATCGAATGATTCTAAGGAGAGCAGATTATGCGGCTTCCAATACTTAGATTGCTTTATTGCATCCCTAAAGGCAAAAAACTTGAGTACAGATGGCCTTTTAGCCCACCGATCTCTTTTTGTCATTCTAGGTTTTGAACAAGGAGCAACGTCTATGGTTATAACTGATGTTTCTAAGAACATGTTATTTCCTTTCTATTCCATTTATAGTCATCGGCACAATCTTCTGAGCAGAACTTAGTACGTTTCTGTAATTTGCGTTCCGAATTATTTATCTCAGATTTGCATTCTATACAGAATCGTTTCTTATTAAGCCTAGCCATTTTATACTTACGCCAATCACCGTTAGGGTATTCTTCCATAATACCTCGTTTAAGTTATAAAGCTCTCTACTAAAATACGGCCTCAGAAAAAGGTACTCATCCATGAGAAGCCTAGCTTTCTTTCAGTAGAGAGCGATCTGAGAGTTCAAGAACGATCATTATTGGGGTGATTATGGTAATATACGAAATCTTGCCCCTTTTCGTTCCTGCTGAGTGTAAACTTATACCCATTCTGCCAATCAACAGTATTACGATCTATTGAATGACTGTATTTAGGTATTTCGCCAGCAACCATCTTCTTGAGCTTACTGAAAAACTCTTTGCTTTTAGCATAGTCAATATGTTTAGGTTGTGATTCAAGTAATGCTTGTTCTGAAGTTATAGTTAATCTTTTAACTACACCTTTATAAACTTCCATTACTTCTGCAATGGTTGGCATCTTATTAGTAGATGCTCTTCCATCTGTGAAGATATTGTATGTTTCTCTAAGTGCTGGAGTATGTGGATGCTTTAGTTTTTCATCAAATGCTTGCATCTTAGTAACTGAATTAGGCACGTTGAATCCTTCACAAAGCATTGTAACAAATATCTTAACTTGTGGATGAATGGTATCTTCAATTGATTGTGACATTTTTACCTTTCAAGAATTCTTCGGTTGCCTGTTCAATCTGGTAGTCAGGGTTTAATCCCCAACCACCTCTATCTCTAGCTAGTTTAGAGTGACCAGCAGGTTTGTCTGGTATAACTATACCTTGCCATCCTTTCTCTATTGTAGTGTTTATAAGTTCATTTGGATCGTGACCATCTTCAAGTGCCTTTTCAAGTTTGATAATGCAAAGATGTTCTGCATAGTCACTCATAGGTTTTTTAATGGTTTTTCTATGTATTTGATATTGTTCCCATACAAAAGAATCGATCCAATCTGGTATTGTTCTTAAGGCTTTAGTCATGCAACCTCCTTCACAGTAAAGTAACTATTAAGTGTACTCATCCAAGCATATAACTGAGCATATGCTTCTTTACTCATACTATCTTGCCATTCCTTAGTATTAGCTCTAGCTACATCTTGGAATTTAGCTTTGTTTTCAGGATGAGAAGTTGCAAAGTTATTAAGAACTTCATTTATTTCTTCTGTATCCTCAAATTTAGCATCACTAAGATTATTTATGATCCTATCATGTATATCTTTGTCAGAACAGAAAGAAAATGCTTCATCTAGTTGCTTCTCAGCTTTTACATATGCCGCATCACTTTCATCTGCTGTAACTACTTTGTTAGGTATATCTAATACTATAGTTTTAACACCATCAGCTATTGCCTCTACAGTAGGTTCAACTTTTAAAGACTCTTCTAATTGCTTTGAGCCTCCCTTTGGGTTGATGTTCTTACTCTGATTAGGAATACCTTCTTTACCAGCTTGATCCATTTCATCACCAGTATATAATCCTGATAACTGAGCAGGAAAGGCTTTTCTTAGTGCTAATGCTTCAGCACATTTACCTAACATTGTATGAGGCATCTTATCCCACATGAAACCTTGAGACTTGCCGGGATAATATTCTGACCATCTAGCTGTAGCCGTGAAGTTACCTATTACACCTTGTACTACTTTGTTTACTGTAACAGTAGCTTTAACTGGATTGTTGCTTATTTCTTCAAATATAGCGTCACTACTGCCAATATACTGACCAGTTCTGTCTGCTACTGCCCTGAAACCATCTATACCAGTTTGAATAGTCATCTTGCCACTACGCTTGATGAAGTATATCTGTCTGGATAATGGGTCTAAACCTGATTTGTCTGCAACATGAAGGAATAACTTTAATTCGTCATCTGTTGCTCCTACTGCAATCTGGCTTTTAATTAAGGTTACTTGATCTGGAGTGATATTATTATATGTGGTTATTTCTTTAGTCATTTTGTCCTTATATGTTTAATTTTAGAAAGAATGCAATTTAAGGGCATCGTGAGGTATTTGCCGCAGATACTTTGTGCGGCACTCTTCAATGACACCATTTATTGATTTAACTGTATGTGATGGTTAGATACTAATGCATTGCCATTAGCGAGAAAGATAAAGGAACTCCAACCACAGCCTTAACCCTTAAACTGCTTGAAGTTTAATATTTAGGTAAGATTAATCTAGTTGATTGTTTCGTAAAACAATTCTCTTGATACTCTTCAGGATATTGTTTCTTGAAATTCTTGGTATTAAATATAGTACAAAACTCTTTATATAGTTCAGGTGCTTTCTTTTCTAACCCTGACTCTTGAAAGGCTTGTAACTCTACTCTACTTAATGTGACTCTCTTGCCATCATTAAGATTGATACCATCGTTATATCCAATAAAGTCTTTGATTTGAAACTTTACTTCTTTTTCTTCAGCATCTAAGGCTTTTTTACTGGCCTTGATCTTAATCAAATCCTTAACTAGAATATCCATTTGAGGACTAGATTGTTTATACTTGTTGTTTTTCTTGAAGTATTTATAGATGAGATCGTTTTCATCTTGAGGAGGTGGTGGGATTTTGTTTTCTACATAACCCCAAAACCTTGATACTTTGGCTATATATGCATCTATAAGAGACTTTTTACGTTCTAATTTAAAATGCAATATGTTGGGATCAAAATATGCGAAGTAATCTACTCCTTCCATTTCTGGCTGAATTGCCAATGCATGTACGCCTTGTGCTAAGTAATACTGAGGTATTGAATCAGTACCTTCTTCACCCCAAAAATCACGCATATGGAGAGAAGGAGCTTTTATCTCAGCTAATCTTTTCTTTCCTACTATAGTTCCGTCATTGTGACAGAATAAATAAGGATATTTATCAGAGATATGTGTTGTATTGTCTTTCCTTATAGTTATATCTAGGTCTTCTGCAACCCATTTTATTATTTCAGGTTCTAATCTAACTCCCCTTTTAACTGCTGGTTTGTTAGATATATCTTCTGGAATTGTTTCACCTGTCTTTTCTAAATATAGTTGGAATGGAGTCTTCCAAGGATTGACACCTATTGCCGTTCCTGCATCTGAACCTCCAATACCTTGTTTCCTACGTTCTAGGTCATCTACTGCAAAGTTACTACTTTTATTCATATTACCCTTTCCCGGATTATCCGATGAGTTTACGCAGTTCACTTTTTCTTGCTTCTAAAGCTAGGTAAACCGCAGTTATAATTTTGTTATTTTGACGATTACCATCAACAACCATATATACATATTGTCGAGAGTAACCCAACTCAATTGCTATCTTACTTAATTGTACCTTAAATTGCTTGCATTGTTCTTTAAGTTTCATAGTCGCCTTTATTATAGTTGACATTGTAAACAACGCAAGTATATTATGGCAAACAATTAATGTCAATTAAAATTATCCTGCTGTAATTTCCCAAGTACCTCTAATTGGTCTACCTGAATTAATACCAATTTTAAGTAAATGAGCAGGACATTTTAACGATATAAGAGCCTTTATCCTGTGAGCAGTTCCAACATTTAACATCCAATGTAAAACTCTATCTTTTGTTACTTTAGAATCATTACCGATTACTTTACAGTATTCATGTACTCCTATCATGTATGAAGCTGGACTCTTTTTCTTGTTTCGCATGATATTTAAATACTCTATTCCTTTACCGGGACGTACAGAATCACCTATTTTAATGATTTGGTGACATATTCTTGCAAATTCTTTATCTACTGTACCTCCATTTAGGTAAGTAAATAACTTTTGCGCTCCTGTATATGGAACAGAAGTTGTATTTAAATGTATAAATAACATGTTCCTTTCTTCATCTGTTAAATTGTTATAACGATATGCAGTTAATCTAGTTATTCCGTTTATTCTTGCTGATTCTACTCTCCTATGACCATTAATAAGTGTTCCTGTATTGCCACAGAAGTGAATTACATCTAGAACACCAAACTCTCTAACTACTTTTTTAAGTGTTAAGAAAGCTGTATTAGTTGCTGTTCTTTCTGGTGGATTTAATGGATTAGAATTTAACTCGGATATATCTACTTCCATTAAAGTACGGTTATTTATCTTACCTGCAAGAACTTTAGAGAATATTGTTGTATTTGTAT